TGCTCAAAGGTAACACCCATGACATCAGCTATCAGCTTCAATTCTTCCAAGGTCACAGTATCTCGTTTCATTTTCTTACCAAAGTTCTGTGGAGTCTGACCTATCCGTCTGGCAAGTTCTGAAACGCTTACATTCTTTTTATTACATAATTCTTTAATCATATCGGATGTCTTCATCTTAATCCTCCATGTAAAAACGCATCTCAATCTATTGTATTATAAACCATTTGGTTGATATTTTCAATCCTGTCACAATTCTACTCTGTAAATTTTCTATGAACGGCAAAAACACCCTGCATTGCTGCAAGGTGTCCGTATCGTAGTTCTTGTTCAATTATCTCTTTAGTTCAAGTGTCATGCCGGATTTGAATTGAAAGATAAGCTTGTCATCAAAGACCGTAATCTTCTCAATGAGTCTTCTTACCATCTGCTCATCGTATTCAGTCACTCGGCTTGACTGTGTCTGCAGGAACTGTCGCATCTCTTCGATTCGTTTTTTTAACATTTCCTGCTCGGCATCCTTGGTTACAACTGCTGCCTTCTTTTCCCTTAAAGCATCAATCTCATTTGCAATAACATCGTACTCAGCATTCTTGTTTACGCACAATACAAGCTTTTCCTGAAGTTCTGCCATCCTTTGGTCAATGTAGTCAAGTGTTGCAGTAGAGTCCCCGTTTAGCACTTCCTCGATATTATACTGCAACTGAATCAGAAACTGTTCTCGTCCGCCAAGGGTCTTATTGATGGCTCTTACCACTGCATTCTGAAGTTCAACTTCACTGATGGCATCGGCATCACATCCTTTCTTTGGGCCCTTTTCAATTCTGCTGGCACATCTCCATTTGTTGTAGGATGCACCCCTGGCCTTCCATGCCACTCTTCTGAAAAGATCTCCGCATTTGCCACAATAGACAATACTCGATAATGCATACTTGCTACTGTAGACTCTCTTGGTTTTTCCACCCTCTGTTTTAAGGTGTGCCCTGCGAAAGAGTTCTTCCTGAACCTGCATAAACAGCTGTCTTGGAATGATTGCTTCGTGGTTGTTCTCAACATAGTACTGTGGAACAATGCCGTTGTTAGATACTCGTTTCTTAGTAAGAACATCAACCGTATAGGTCTTCTGCAAAAGGGCATCACCCATGTACTTCTCGTTTGTAAGTATCTTTCTAATGCCGTCCCCACGCCATTTCATGTTCCCAGTTGCTGTAGGTATGCCGTCTGCCATAAGTCCGTCTGCAATCGTCTTAAGGCTTGCTCCCTGCAGATACTCTCGAAATATTCTTCTTACTACCACAGCCTGGTCTTCATCAATGATAAGGTGTCCGTTCTCATCTTTGGTGTATCCCAAGAACCAGTTGTGATTGACCTGAACCTCACCATTCTGATATCTGAATTGAATACCCATCTTAACATTCTTTGAAAGCGACTCCGATTCCTGCTGTGCAAGGGAGGCCATAATCGTAAGCAGCACCTCACCCTTGGAATCCATCGTATTGATGTTTTCTTTCTCGAAGAATACTGGCACGTTCTTTTCCTTAAGCTGTCTTATGTACTTAAGGCAGTCTAAGGTATTTCTTGCAAATCGGCTGATTGACTTTGTAATGATCATATCAATCTTGCCTGCCATCGTATCTTCAATCATGTGGTTAAACTCTTCTCGCTTTTTAGTGTTTGTTCCGCTGATACCGTCATCAGCATAAATCCCGGCAAACTCCCATTCAGGATTCTTTCTAATAAATTCTGTGTAATGCGTAACCTGTGCATCGTAGCTTGTAGCCTGTTCTTCGCTGTCAGTACTTACTCTACAGTACGCTGCGACCTTTAGCTTTGGCTTACTCTCCGCAGTGGCTGTATTACCTACACGTTTTTTTGCCGGAATAACTGTTATATTCTTTGCTCCTGCCATGTGTTATTCCTCGCTATCTATCAAACTGTAAATGTATTCTGCCTGCTCAAAGGGAGCAGCAAAGGTAAGTTCTGCAGGCTTGAACCTAAATGATGTAGGTATCGTAATATTCCTCTCCTTGCATTTTCTATCAAGCCTTCCAAGGTTGCCTGCCCTTCGTGTCAGTTCTTCCTGAAACCTTTCTATGGTTTCTTCATCAATAATCTGTGGGTAATAGTCTGTCCCCAGATACTTCTTATTAGAAAGCATTCTCTTGACCGTAGCGTGGTTCATCTTGAAACCTGCTTCCTCGGCAGCATCAACGAGTGATTTACCTTCAAAGTAGTATCTGTAGGTTGCCTTAATCTGCTTGACAGTTGGTTCATCGGTCACAGCACATCCGTCAACTATTTTATACCCAAGTGGTATGTGTGCCATTTCAATCAATCCTTTCTTTTAGTTTTAAGCCACACTTAAATTCAAATTCAACTTTCTCCCTTGACAGCACTTTTACCTTTTCTATAAATCTTTCAAATAGGGATTCTTCCCATTCAGTAAAAGGTTTTGCATCGTTAAGGAAATCGACTAATTCTTTTAA